GATCTCATGTATTGCTCAGTTCCAGAAGAAACAAGAACATCTTTTGAGGACACTCTTGTTCTCGTTTGGCCCTGAAGATTTACATCAGCAACACGTCTTCTTCTAGTTGTAACCGAATTTTCAAGTCTAACAGTTCTTACCCAACTATCACTAGATGGAGATAATTTAACATTTCCATTGTATGAAACTACGTTAAATGGATTTACATTTTCAACTCTTGTTGCTAGTGGTTGCTCAATCCATCCAACACTTTCATACTTCAAAGTTATAATATTTCCAGTTTTTTGTACGTTAGAATCTAAAAGATTAAAATTAGTAGATAGATCTAAATTCTCATCAGAAATTTCAGATGCTGGTGCAACTTGACCTTTCAGTGTATTACTACTAATTATCGTTGTAAGTTCTTGACTATTTGGATCTACTTCAATAGAAGATACATCTACATTAATCAATGTATCATTCTTAAAATCATCCACAAAGAAACCAGTCTTAAATCTATTATTTCCCTGTGCATCTTGTACTTGAAGTGTTTGTGTGTTCAATTCTAACAGTGAAAGAGATGTTACTCTTTCCAGATTTTCAATTCTATCCTCAAGTTTGCCAATATCTCTCATTGTATATCTTCTATTATCTACAAGAGATATAGTGGCGTCTTGTGGATCATAAAGGTATGCTGGAAGTGTGATTGTACCAACTTCCATAAGTCCATCAGGATTTGAATTGACTGGAGGTTTTGGATTTATTTCTGAAGTACCTTTTTTTACGATAAAGTTGCCAAAAGTATCCAGATACACTTTATCAATTCTTGGTAGATAATAGGTGTATCCAATCAATGAACTTTCATTGGGTTTTAAAATAAATTTGGGTAATGTTCCAAAATTTCTAGAAGCAAAATCAAATGGTGATTTGTCTGTATCAGTAAATTGTGCTACTCTTGGTCTAAAATCAAGAGTATCGGAAGCTCTTACCTGTCTTGAACCAATGTTTGGAATATCTTCAGAAAATCTTTCCTTATCATAACTTAAAACAGTATAAACATCACCATTATCAGAAGATGGAATTGTATAGTGGTCAAATATTACTTTTAACTTTCTTGAAGGTATTGGAGTATTCAGATTTCTGGTAATTTTCGAATAATCGTAATATTGGTCTTTCTGACCCTTATCTAAAATAAAAGAAGAAGTGACGTTTTTATAAGACCCTTTTATAGTTGACTTTAAGGGGTATGCTCCATTAGATTCTTCCAGATTAACTGTTTCCCCAGGAACAAACTTATCTTTATTTAAGTAAACTACCGATAACTTAAATCCAGATTTAGAAACTACTCTTGCTACAACGTTACTTGAAGTACTTGTAATATTCTCACCTATAATAGCGTTATCTACTGCAGAACTGTCAAAAAATTCTATTTGATCTAAAACTGGAGAATTATTATCTAAAGATTCATATACTGCAAGAACCTTTACCACATCAGGCCAATTTAAACTAATTTCTTCATCTTGAACTCTCAGACCATAATTTGTATTATAAGTTAATCCATCATCAACAGAAGAATTTTCATTAGATCCAGACTGAGCATATTTTGAATATACTACGTCAAGTACAGAACTTCTTGTATATTGTTTTATTTTGTTCTGAATACCAGATTTTTTCAGAGTTACATTAACTACAACATTAGATCCATTAGTTAAACCATTGATAGTTACTTCATTTCCATTATTGTTTAAACTGAATGAATCGGAGGTTACTGTTCCAATTCCACCACCACCATAGTGAACAGAGTATCTTTCTTCATCGAAAGCTTCAAATACAACTCCTGGTATGCTTGTTGTTAAATCACTAATATCAAATGTTAACTGTCCGCCAGATATAGTCTGATTTTCTATCTGATCGGAAATTTTTAATGTGGAAGTAGATAAATTTACTGATTCTACGTTAGATTCTGTAAGTTGAGCATAAAGATAACTCTTCTCTTGATTTTTTAATGTAGGATAACCTAGTTTTACATTATTAAAGTTTCCAATTGTAATAGCACCATCTCTAACACCAGATACTGTAGTTACTGTGGCTAATGTCAGACTTGTTGTATTGTTTGCTGTGACTCTATTGAAAGATTCATCTCCAGTTCCAGTTTCATATCTAATAATATCTCCTACTTTAATTCCATCAAATGTTTTTCCGGAACTTGTCAGTTCATTGAGACCATCAATTGTTACATTAGAAATTCCATTTGGTAAGTTAAAAGAATCTAATACAGAATCAGCAACAAAATCTTGACCAAATCCAGTAACTGCCGTTGTTTGTACTACTGATCTAATATCTTTTGTACCATACACATCAATTGAACTAATAGATGCAGAAGCATCGATACCATTGATAATTAATTGCTCACCAGCAGAAAAAGTTCCAGAAGTTTGTCTAACTTCTATGGTGCTACCAGTACCAGAATTTACAGCATATCCACTAGCACCACTACTCTTACCCTTGATAAAAGTCGATGTTACAAGACCTAGTGAAGATACGGGAGTATTTAAAGTAAGTTTTGTATATGTTTGGATATCATACAAATATAAATCCCAATTAGTTGCTGCATTCTCATAAGCAGCACCAGTTAAATTGAATGTATATACTCTAGCGTCTCCAATTTTATTTCCAGACCCACCAAACTGATCATATAGAGCAATAATTTCTTTTTGTTTTGGAGAACTGGAAACATTATTAACCCTTAAGAGATTGCCCATCTCAAAAGATACATTTGCATTAGTAATCAATAAAGTATCTCTGGGTTTTTCTACATCTATAATAGAATTGGAAATTGTTTCTACATTATATCCACCAACATATGCTTCTCCAGGAGAAACTTTAACACACATTAGATCATCTGATGGTGTATTTAATTGGTCTGTAGATTGATTTTCAAAAAATAGACCATCATTGCCCAACTTATTATTTAAAGAGTTATGTACAGATACGTTGAAACTATCTAGAGCATAATGTCCAGACTCTTCATATGTTCTTTCTGCAATATAATCACCAAGTCTGGCAAGTTCTGTTTTAGATTCAATTTTTTTTATCTTTCCATTATCTACTCTAAGCAACTCAATAAAATTAGTATCATTAGTGTCTGAAACTAACTTTTTGCTAAGAGTTAACTTAATTTGTAATCTATCAGCTCCTGGTGCCGAATAATTGGTAAATCCCTTGGCATTATCATATAATGATGCATCATCTTTTGCGTTTACCAATAATTCTTGTATTGTTAAACCTACTCTGTACGTTGGTGTATTTGTATAATTATCCAGTATAATAGTTTGTTTTGAGACATTTACAAAATGTCCTCTAACAAAATAAACACCCTCACCAATTGATGCTGCAGATCCAATAGATGTTGCATCTAAATTAATCAGAGACGCAAAAGGAGTTCCAGCATTGATTGTAGTATTTCCATAAGTTATATTTTCATCAGCATATAGTGACTCTCCATCTTCAAATGGTTGAAAATCAAAATTACTATTAGAGTCTTTATATTTTACATAAATTGTAACATTTTCAATATTTGAATTATTTGGGAGAACAACATATTGTATAGTTGCCGTGCTTCCAGATATTTGTCCCGTTACAGTTTTTCCAACAAATTGATCAATATACAAAGATATATCGATACCAAGTTGTTGACTGTTTAATTTTACAGAATAAAAATATCCATCATATACAATATTTCCAGGAATTACTACAGACCCTTCTTTAAAGGTATAACTACCGTGAGATGTAATTTGATTTTGTAATATTGATTGTAGGGTTGTTAGTTCCCTTGCTTGAACTGGAAATCCTGGTTTAAATAAGACTCTGTGAAAATTTTTATCAGAATCGAAATCATCAAAATATGGATTGATATTTAAATCTGTTTTTTGTGCCATGTTTTTTAGAATTCCAGAATGATTTTAACGTCTTCTTTTTGCCTAAGATTTCTTTCAATTTCGGGTCTATTATCGATGTAAATAATTGTCCCTGTCTTCTTATTTATCTCTGGAGTTGCAAGTCCCCCAGTAAAATTCACTCCCAAATTAATCCCATTAAATGTTGTCCCATTAAAAGATGAATCTATAGATGTTTTTCCTGCACCAATTACAGTAACATCTCCCGATACAAAATTTACTACATTGGTAGTAGTTCCAATTCCAACACCAACATTTTCGGCATCTCTTTGATCTACCTTATTTGGGAAGTAAAGTGATCTATCTCTATAATATTTCAAAACTTTTGTATCTTTATCCCAAGAGGCTACATAACCTTTTGCCTTATAATCAACTCCATCAATTTTTAAGTCTTGAGTAACTTCATCCCCAACTTGTGGAGTAACTAATGTCGGAAAATCTCCAGACAATTTTAAAGAATATAATGAAGAATAAGTTGATCCTTTATAAATGGTCCCAATTCCAACATCAGAATACTCCGATACATTTTTTACAATTCCAACTTGTGCAAACTTTGTATCAACAGGGAAATCTTTTGTAGAATCGTCAAATCTTGCATAGATTAAAACTCTATCTGCACCCAATTCTGTATAAATGTCGTATCCGTGGCCCCTTGATGGAGGAATGATTGGGATTAGTGTTGCTGGATCAGATATAGAACCCACTCTTTTAAGATCAACAATTCCCCAAGTATATCCACTGCCACCAGTTACTACTGTTGCTTCAGT